AGCGGGCATTGCAAAAGCACCTCGAAGTAGAGCAGATGCACGAACAAAGCGAGGTTGTTTACCAGGGGGTTAAGGCAAAAGACGAATCAAATAACCCCATTTTGCAGCACAGCACAAAGGATGTACTACCAAACCCATCCGTTTTAATTTTTTCCATGAAGGGAACCTACCCGGACAAGTTCGCAGACAGGCAGGAGGTTAAGCACAGCGGCAGTGTATCAATATCCCGATATACCCTTCCAGACGGCACCGTCATTGACTTATGAGCGTAGTCATACACGAAAAAATAGACCTGTCACGCAATAAGCGACAGGGGGAGTATTTTAACGCTGTAATGTCTGCATGTGCCGGGTTAAACGAACATCGCTTCTTTGGTTATGGCGGGGCCGTTCGCGGCGGCAAAACGTCGGTAACCCTTTTTCTTCTCATACTGCTTTCCCACAAATACCCTAATTCCCGTTTGCATACCATACGGGACACATTGCCGTCGCTAAAGAAAACCACAATCCCATCCATCGAAAAGTTTTTACCTGAAAACGGTTGGACTGCTCACCGTGACGGCGGCGACTATTATTATGAGTATGTGAACGGTAGCCGCATTTATATGATGCCTGAAAGTATCACCCGCGACCCGGAACTAAAGGCGTTCTTAGGGCTGGAAACAAACGGTATATTTCTTGAACAGGCAGAGGAACTAAGCCCATTGATGTGGGAGAAAGCAAAGGAGCGTACCGGGTCATGGTATATTGACCCAATGCCGCCGGGCCTCATATTCCTTACCGTCAACCCTACCTACACATGGTCACGGCGCATATTTTACGAACCGTGGAGAAACGGCACATTGCCGGGCAATATGTTTTTTATGAGCGCCCTACCGTCTGATAATCCGTTTGTCACAGCGGATCAGTGGGCCGCTTGGTCGGACATGGAGCCTGAAATGTACGACAGGTTTATTAAGGGGGATTGGGACTTTGATAACCAGAAAAATCTAATCTACAATTACGGTTCCGTTCAGGATATTTTCAGCAATTCTTTCATACCGCGCACCGGGGTTAAGTACATAACGGCTGACCCGGCGTATGGCGGGGCAGACGATTTTGTAATTGGTGTTTGGGATGATTGGGTTTTGTTTGATGTGTCGGAGTACAAAAAAACGGCTTCGACTGATGTGACTTCGATAATCAGGAAAACGGCCCACATGCACGGCGTACCAGCACGTCGAATATGCTTTGATGCGACAGGATCGGGTGAACACCTGAAAGGCGATTTGTCAGGCGCTATTCCATTTGTGGGCGCATCTGCCGCCGTTGACACAGAACCGAATAAGACGCCGGAACAAAAGGCCGCTAACCGCAAACCACAGTACGCAAACCTTCGGGCGCAATGCTTTTTCCGAAGCGGTAGGCGTGTTGAGGATTGTGGCATGTTTTTCGACACAAAAAGCCTACATTTGCAAGAGAAAGTTACGGAGGAAATGTTGGCGATACGAAAAGCGGATACCAAAGAGGGTGCGCCGATGCTAATTATTCCGAAGGAGGATATTATAGCGAACATTAAGCGGTCGCCTGGGTATGCGGATATTATTTCGATGCGTGAATATTTCGACTTATTACCATACAAACAACGCCGCGCCCGTCAAATGCGGGCCGGGTAAAACAGATAAGATGCAACGAATAGGACTATTTTTCGACCTAATTAGGACGGGCTTGTTTCTTTTGATTATGTCTGTGTTTGCCCTATTCTTTCCTTCCTTTGTGGCAAATATGTTTTGCCAATCAATGAAGAAACTTTCACAAGATCAGGAAATAAAAGACCTGATTTCAAAAATAGAAGATTAATGGCACCAACAAAAGAAGAAGCCCTCGAACACATTGCACAGGTATACGACTATGCAATAGGATTAAGTGGCGGGCCGAATCATCCATTAGCGCGTGAATTAGCCGTGTGGATGCAACGGCATTGGGCAACGGCAGGCGTCAACGCCGCAAACGAAAAGCGGCGGGCAAAAAATATCGCATCGAAGCAGCCGACACCCGCGCCGGTAACGGAAAGCAGCCTAAAGAGATTCGTACACCCTAAATCCCCCGAAGCCAAAGCGGGGGAGAAGTTAGCCCCAAAGCCCAACGCCGTGGAGGTGTTGCTCCCCCTGGAAGAAGTGCAAGAACACCAAGCGCCCCGGCAACGGCGCGAAAAGCCAAAAGGGCTAAGTCATGTTGCGGGGGATGACACCCCAATTTCAGATAGCGACCTCGAAACTATCACGGTTATGAAGCCACGCGCGATCTTGGAAATGTTCGGCGAAGGCCGGATCACGGCGGCGCTTATTGGCCTGGGGGTAACAGAGGACGAGATGCCCGACAGCGGCGCACAAAAGGCGGCAATGTTGAAACAAAAGCGCAAATGAGGAAAGTAATTGACATTGAATATGTGGTTGGCGAAGACCAAACCGCATTAATTGTTTTGGAAAAGACGGGCGTTTTCTACACTGCCCAATGTGGCGGCCTTAGATGTACACACCCCGAAGCAGAGGGTTTTGTTATAAACGTTGGGCGCTTCGCATCGTCATTTGATACGTGCAAGTACGGCTGTTCATATTTGGATATGCCCGAATGCGCAGAGGACAGAAAGACACTTGCTACCGATTTTGATAATTACGCGAAAGAGGAAACAAAGAGTTGGCGATGGAAAATTGCATTTGATTGGTCGCGCATCGACGAAACGCAGGAGGGATGGATACCTGTTTTGTTAAACGGGAAGGTAGAAGATATGTTTGAGTTTGAAAATTCCCCTGGATTTATTCACAACGGAAACTGCGATTAATGACCGACGTACGCGACAAAATCAAGCTAAAGAAACCGGACGGTACAATCATCGCAGAACTGCCGATGTACCGTTCGTTGTATGAAGTTCCACTAAACCGCTACATTGATTTTATCAAAGCGGAGGAGCCACTACACGACAAAGAGAAATTAGAGGCCGGAGAGGTCAACGTAGCGCGTGTGCTGGCAAAGTGTGTCGGTGAATTTTTCGGCGTTCCGCTGAATAGCGTATTAGATGCCCACTACGGAAACACGGACGACATTCCATCCGGCGGGCTGCAATCGCTATATGTGTGGATAGCCAACTTGGTAGGGACATTTCAGGCCCGCATACGGACGCCGCAGGATTGTTATTTCGACTACAAAGGGGAGCGGTACACTGTGCCGATTATCGGCGTCCAAACGCTTTCAGCCCTACCGTTATTGCCGGCGATGGATACCGGGCAAATGATTGAAGCCTACGAAATCCGGCGCATTGCAAAGCGCATGGTTGAGACGACGCAAGACCCGGACGGGTCAGGGCTATACACGTACTACCTTAACCTGTTATCCGTGCTGGCATTGAAAGACGGCGAACGGTTGCCATACGGGGAAAGCGATGTTGAAAACTTCATAAATGCCAGGACCGAATACTTCGCCGATATTCACGGCGGGAACGGCGTTGACGCTGGTACCGCTTTGGACATAGATTTTTTTTTAGCAAGTTTGATGAGGCCATCCGCGCTGACGGGCGCTGCCGTTGGTACTTTGAGCAACCACGCTTTAGGCCTCGTTCAAAGGATAGCAAGGCGCGCCAGGCCGAACAAGAAGCGTTCAACGCGGCAATTGCCCACAGCGAACAAGTCTTTGAGCAAATCGGGCACCGGCAAATCTACCTCAAACTCCTTGAGAGGGGTTGGTATGTCGAAGCGGGTAAAAGTGCCGTCGAAAGCATGAAGCGTTCTAATTTTGTTGATGTTGTGCGGTTTATCAGCATGGAAAATGCAAATTTATGACAATCGAAATACTCAACTTCACCGATGCGCTACGCCTTACGGATACGGGGAAGCGGATAATTAAGGCAAAGCAGTATGAGAAGATAATGATTCAAATTAAGGTAAACAATGAACGTCCTACTCACTGACATATACACCGCCTTCCGTGATTCTGTACGGTTCTACCCCCGGCAGGAATTAAAGTGCAATCAATTGCAAACATGGCGGGTTCTGCAAAAGTCGATGGCCGTCGAGATTTCGACGCCTAACCTGGGCGCTACGATTTGCGACAAGGATAAACCGTTCTTTTGGTCGCGTCTTTGGCATGAAAAGGCGTACAACCCGAATAGCATTGTTTGGGAGTTCCCACTATTGTACGCCTTTGAGAATGAAAGTACAATGATTAACCCCATTGGCGGAAACGGTGTTATTGTTTCAAGTGTGCAGGTAGGCGTTTTGGATGTATGGGTAGATGACAAGGACGGCAGAAAGTGTGTAGGGCGTGGAGCAAGGACGGTGAACGAGATTTACTTTGATACCGAAACGATGCTGCTTTCAGCGCTTCGATACCTGAATAATACACGCGGTTACCAGGTGGACGGCGGTGCGGCGGTATGGGCAAACACTGACTTCATTGCACAGGGTATTGCCGCGCAAAGATTCGATGCTGTCCCGGTTGCCCCGTCAATTTTGACCGCATCGCAAAAACACAATGCCGAGGCGCCTACTTTCCGGGTAGAGCGAGCAGAAAACATATACGGAACGGCGGTTAATCTTCGCTTTGCCGTCAATGCTTGCCCCGAAACCGAATGGAATTTCACCGAAACCGACTTTGGCGTTTTGGCGCAGGAGGCGGGATGCAAAACGTGTTAGGCATGACATACAAAGGCGAATTAATTAAGTGGGCAAGAAAGCAATTAGCAAGCAAGAAAATGCCAATAACCCGCAAAAGGGTGCTGGTAAAACGGCTTGCTTTTACTGTAATGGTTAAGCATAAAAACGATGGTATTGCTGTAAAATGCGCGTCGCCGACAAACTAACCACCGCCATACGTGCGGCAATGGCCGACCTGCAAAAGCGGCTAATTGCTGAATTACAGGCAGAGGGGCACCGGCTTACCGGGGCGCTGGAAAAGTCTATTCAGTATGAGGTTAAAGTTGAAGGCGATACGATCACGGCGGTAATGACGGCGCTGGATTACGGTTTGGTCATGGAGTTTGGCGTACCAGCCAACCGGATACCATACGGCAAAGGCGGCGGCGGAACATCAAAATATATCCAGGGGCTTGTCCGGTTTTTCACCCTTCGGGGTTTGGGCAGCCGGGAAGCATTGAGCGCCGCTTTTGCCACGGCAAAGAAGCACAAGCGGGAAGGTATGCCGTCACGGGGCAGTTACGCCTTTTCATCGAACGGACGCCGGACGGGGTTTGTGAAAAACACGCTGGAACAGTATTTGCCCCTGTTGACTGAAACAATCGGCACCGAATCGGGCCGGGTAGTTGATCTTATAATTGGCGATGACATTAGGTTGGAGCCTTACAAAATAGCAGTATGATTTGTCAATGCAAAAATTGTCAACGGCAGGTTGATATACCTGACGATAAAATACCAAAATGCGGATGGCCGCTTAATTGGCATTGTAGTGAATGTGGAGCGGTAAACCGAATTAGTTGGCATCGCAAAGCCGTACAAAATAGCAGTATGACAAAATTAGAGTGGAGCGAAGAACAACAGGTTTTCCATTACAACAGCGCCGGTAGCCGGGCGATGGAAAATTCAAACGGATTCCAGACAATTATGGAATGCGCGGATGAAGGTGAATCCTCGTTATTTGCCTATTTTTTGCAAGTGCAATACTTGGAACGTGGCATCAAATTAACGACCAAAGAAGCAGTGTTTACGCTGTTCAATTTAGACCAACTTTTGAAAAAGATAAAACCGGCTGGAGCAACCCGGTAAATGGCACAAAAGGTAATATTTGAATTGGTAGTGCAAGATGTGGGCCTAACCGCTCGCATCGAACAGACGCGGCAATCAATCCGTGATCTTAATAAAGAGATACGCCAAAATCCTGGGCCGGAACGGTTCGCGCAAATAGCGGCGGAACTGTCGAAAAACAGGCGCGAACTAACCGAATTAAACAAGCAACAAAAGGAACTTAACCGCGAAATGAACGCGCTAAAGGTTCCGAAAGACAGTTTGGCCGGGTTGCGCCTGGAATATTCCAAACTATCGCAGGCCGTTGCACAACTTTCGGCAGAAGAGCGCAAAAGCCAATTTGGGCAAAGCCTTATCAAAAACGCCCGCAATGTTAAGGCCGAAATTGACGGCGTTGAACAGTCAATCGGGCGCTTTACGGGCAACGTCGGGAACTATCGCAGCGCATTAAACGGTATCGGCCAGGCGTTCGCCGCATTGGGAATAGGCGCAAGCATTGGTGAGATAATCGGCATTAATACACGTATTTCAGACAGTATAGCCGATGTAGCCAAAACAGCCGGGATAACGACGGCAGAGGCGCAAAAACTTGCCGATACCCTTGAATTTCGAGATACCCGTACAAGCCTTGTCGATCAATTACAGATAGCGCAAATAGGCGGGCAATTAGGCATTGCAAACAACCAACTTGAAACGTTCACCGAATCGGTAGACGTTCTGAATGTCTCCCTGGGGGATCAATTCGGCGGGGTTGAAGAAATTACCCGCGTTATTGCCGGGCTTCGCAATGTGTTAACCGATTTCAGAACGGATGACGTTTCGGGTGATGTCTTGAAACTTGGTAATGCGCTCAACTTCTTGGAAGCGCAAGGGGCCGCAACCGCTCCGACCATTGCGGAGTTTGTTAACCGTTTGGCAGGATCGGCAGTGCCTTTGGGTGTTTCTACCGAAAAAATATTCGGCCTTTCAACCGCATTGGCAGAACTTTCAATTAACCCGGAACGGGGCGCAACGGCAATCAGTAGCCTGTTGATTGAAATTGCCAGAGCACCGGATGTGTTCGCAAAGTCGCTTGGTTTTTCCAAAAAGGAAACCGAAGATTTCGCCAATCTGGTAAGTACGGATTTGGTAGGCGCATTGACGCTTGTTTCAAAAACCATTGCCGAAGGTGGCGACGGCACAAAGAACTTCGCGCAAACGTTGGACGAATTGGGTATTGGTCGGCAGGGTGCAATCGAAGCCCTGGGTAAATTGGGCGGCAACGTTGAATTGGTGAACACCCGCATACGTGAAAGCGGCGAAGCATTACAGGCAACGGATAGCGTGTATGCCGAATTTGACAAGAAAAACAACAACGCGGCGGCGGCGGTCGCCAAACTACAAAACTCCATTGTCAACCTTATTGCCAGCGAGGGAGCGCAGGATGCAATCGAGGCAGTGGCAAAGGCGGTGACCGGATTAGTTTCGATATTGGGTGAAGGGCTGAAAATAATATCTGAAAACTCTACTGAATTTGCAGCACTTGGTATTGCGCTCGCATCGTTATCCGGGCCGGGGCAAAAGGTTGCGGCGGTTATCGGGCAATTGATACCCCTGCTTAATTCGTCTGCCGCCGCAAGTGCGACAGCAACGGTAGCAACAGAGGCGCAAACGGTGGCGACGGTTGAGGCGACGGCGGCAACAAGGTTTTGGGCAGCAGCGCAGGCGGCACTACCACTACTTTATCTTGTCGCTGGCATCTATGCTATCGTTAAGGCTATTGAAATATATAACACCAACCTTTCCGCAGCCGACAAGGCAACGCGGGCGGTAGCCGATGCACAGGAAGAAATAGCACAATCGAGCGCCAAAGAAGTAGCCGCGCTGAATGCGTCAATCGGTGTACTGAAAGACAGCACAGCAAGCCAGGACGAACGAGCGGCGGCAATTAAGCGCCTGAATGAACAGTACCCTGAATACTTGCAGGGCATAGACCTGGAAAAGCAATCAACAGCGCAACTAACGGTCATTCAGCGGGAGTTAACCAATGAGATTGTACGCGGGGCAGCCGCACGGGCTAAGGCGACGGCACAGGCAGAGGTGGCCGGGCGCATAGTGGCGAAAGAACTGGAATTGGCAGAACTTCGCCGCAAACAGGATGAGGGAGGCTTTTCATTTCAGGATCGGGCGTTTTTGATCAGAAAAGAGGAAGAACAACTTAAATCCTTGCGGTCGGAATTGGATGAGGTCGGAAAGCAATTCGATCAGGTATTTGCCCTTGACCGTCCGGCGCAAACGTCGGTGCTTAACTTGGTTGATCCGAAAAGCCTGAAAGAGCAGACCGATATTACAAAACTGACCATTGCCGAACTTGAAAAATTAGGCACCGATGCGGCAAAGGCGGAAATAGCACGGCGCGACAAAACGTCGGGTATCAAAGTAAAGAAGAACAGGCCGCCGCCGAAAAGCGGAAACGCGAAAAGGAAAAGGCGGCAGAAGATGAGGCAAAGGCGGTCGAAGCGCAGCAAAAGCGGATACAGGAAATTAACAAGTCGATCCGCGATTTACAACTTGGAGACGAAAATACGTTCGACGGCAAATTAGAAGCCCTCGAAAATCGGCGGGTTGATGCGCTCCAAAGGAATGCTGACCGCCTGGAAGTATTACGGGATCGGATTGAGCAGCAAACAGGCAAGCCCGCGCCGGGCGAAACAGGGGCCGCGTTGGTCGGACAAATTCCGAACGCCTTACCGGCAGACATAACCGAAGCCCAATTGATTGACGTTGAGACGGCGGCAATCGGCGGGGCGTTCGATGACCAACGCAACGAACTATTCCGGCAACGTGAACGGACACAGAAAGAGCAGGAAGAGCAATTGCGCTCCATGCTCGACGATGTTAACCGCATCGCAGCGGATAACGAGGCCGCTATTGCCGAAAGTGTTGGCCGTGACATTGAGCAGTCTTTTACCGTTCGCCGTGATTCGATTGAAAGGGAATTTAAGGAGCGCAACGAATCGCTTTTAAAGTCGCTTTCCACCGGGGAAATAAGCCAACGCCAATTTGATGAGCAGGAAATTTCAAATAGCATTGAGCAAAGCAACCGGATAATTGCACTTGAGCAGGAACGCGCTACCCGGATAACGGAAGTTACCGAACAGATCAAAGAGGTCAAAATAGCAGCCGCAAAGGCCGCATTGGACGCCGAATTAAACCAGATTGACCGGCAACGCGGTACGGATGTGCAACAGGTAGAACAAGATGCGACGCTTTCCACGTCGGACGCCGCCGCCCGTATATCCGCAATAAACGAAAAGGCCGCTGAAGATGCGAAGGCCGCACAAATCGACTACGCCAACACGGTTAAAGATACGACGGCCGACGCCACAGCGGCACAATTGTCGGCGGTGGATGCGGTTGCAGCGGCGGAAAAAAGTGCAGATGATGCGAAACTGAAAAGGATAGCAGAGGAAGCGGCGGCCCGTGAACAGGTTAAGGCCGCCGCAATTGATACCGCCGGGCAAATAGCCGATGGCATCCTGCAAATTCAACAGAACCGGGCACAACAGGAAGCAGACGCAGAAATTGCCGCATTGGATGAACAGTACGCAAAGCGCATCGAAGCCGCACAGG